GTGCCGATGGGAGCATGGACAGTCTGATAAACCAGAACAAAAAGGGACGCAATGAGTGACGGACAAAAAATGGTATTCGGGGTGGTTGATCCACTTCCTTTGCGCGGCTTTCCCGAAGGCCGGGCGCGTATTCGGCTGCGTAATAATTCCTTTGCCACGGTCAGCATCAGGCCGCCGCAGGGAGGCATTCGGCGGTTTAACATCGAGGAGCGCGAGGGAGCGTGGCGGCCAGCGTTTGAAATTGGGGCAAATCTTAACAAATTGAAAGGGATACCATGAATGACAAATACTTGAGCAAACGAACGCAACGTGGCCCAGGAGTTTTTGAGGGAATGATGGCGCTAAGGGCTGTAATCATGCAAATGCGTGCGGCGGTATTCAGGTGGAAGATGTTTATTGTGTCGGAGAAGCAAATTTCCAAAATCATGCCGTGCTCCACAAAATGGAAAGACCCGCCATAATTTATTGACCGCGTAAAATCCTAAACCTGAATCGAATAACGATAGGGGGCATTCAGCGAAAGCTGGGTGTCCCCTTTTTTATTGGAGTGGAACCATGGCAAATCGCAAAGTATGGCCGACTGATTATCATTCCGACGATGACGCTGGCAATGGTATCCGCTGCCCAAAATGCAACTGCCCGCGTAGCCGCGTCAGGAACACGTCAAATACATACGGAAACCGCCGCTGGCGCCGCCGTGTGTGTGCGAATTGCGGACACAAATGGACAACATTCGAGTCGTGACCTACCCGTAACACCCGCTACGAAAAGACCCAAACTGCTATATATAGCCCTTCCAACGCTTATCGAGCTTTTCTCATTGACAATATTGCTTGACTTTCCTAATTGTTTTTCTATGAGCACAGATCGTGCAGAAAAAATTGAGGACATGCTTGACGACCCGGCTTCTGTTTCATCCGATGCTGGCAACGTAACTAATCGTTCAATCCCTGACGCTATCGCTTTGGATAAACACCTTGCCGGAAAAGAAGGTGTCACGGCAAAGACAAAGTACATGGGCATCAGGGTGGGAAGGTTCACGGCTCCGGAACATTATTGATGACGACGAAAAGAAAATCACCATCAACGGCAAAGCGCAAGCGTCTTGTTTTTGACGCAACCGCGCAAGCCACGCGCGTCAAAGCTCGCTACGATGCGGCCCAAAGCACGGCCGAAAACGCCAGTTTATGGACCGGCGTTGACGGACTATCCGCCGCACAAGCCAACAATCCATCTGTCCGCAAGACAATCCGTGACCGCGCGCGCTACGAAGTTGCGAATAACTCGTATGCGAAGGGAATCGTGAAGTCGATTGCGAACGATACCATAGGGCAATCAATCCAGTTGCAGCTTGGCGACACCGCTAAGGCCCAGCAGATCGAGCAGGACTTTACCGATTGGGCGACCGCTACGAAATTATGGCAGAAGATGCGAACCATGAGGGGCGCGAAATGCGTTGATGGTGAGGTCTTTGCCTTGCTGATTATGAATCGGAAGATAAAGAACGAGGTCAAGCTGGACGTTCGACTTGTTGAATGTGAGATGGTCGAGTCGTGGGCTACGCTCCCGAAGGATGAGGAAATTGACGGCATCCGTTTTGACACCGAAGGAAATGCGACGGAATACAGGCTCCTGAAACGGAACCCGTGCGATTATCGAGCTTTCAAAAATACCGGCTCCGGAGATTGGGTATCGGCGCGATACATGCTGCATTATTTCTCGCATGACCGGCCAGGGCAGGTCCGTGGTGTGAGCGAAATATCATCCGCATTATCGCTGTTCGGAAACTTACGGAAATATACCGCGGCCGTAATGGAAGCCGCTGCTCGTGCCGCAGAAATAAGCGCCATAATGCAAACAACGCTTGTGCCTGATTCGGTAGCCGCAGAGCTTGCAGATCCAATTACGATCATCGAAGCGCAGCGCAACGCGATTGTCTCGTTGCCTGAAGGCTGGACGATGGCGCAGATGAAGGCGGAGCAGCCCACCACTACATACGCAATGTTCAAGTCTGAGATTATCAAGGAAATGGCCCGGTGCTTGTCCATGCCGTTCAATGTGGCGGGAGGAGATTCGAGCGGATACAACTATGCCAGCGGCCGGCTTGACCATCAGACATACGACCGGGCGATTGATGTTGAGCGCGTAGACGTTACCGCCGACGTGCTTGATCCGATTTACGACGAATGGCTTGCCGAATATGCGACCCGTAAAAGTCTGTCGAAAGCTGATATCAAACTGGCTCAATCCCATGAGTGGTATTTCAGCGGGCGCGGTCATGTTGACCCGGCGAAAGAAGCCAACGCGGATGATACCAGGTTTAAGAATGGGTCACTGACAAAGGGCGCGTACTACGCGAAGCAGGGAAAAGATTGGAAGCGCGAGGGCAAGCAATGGATTCGCGAGCGCATTTTGTCGGAACAGACATGGAACGCTGAGCGTAAAGCTGCTGGGCTTGAGCCTGCTCCGTACCCATTAAGCGAAGATGTAACCACGGCGTCGGAGCCGATAGAACCCGACGAAGAATGAATAATAGAAAGGCGAGAATATGAAAAGCAAGGCGTTTATAAGCATGTTGAGCAAGTGCAATATAACAGCCGGCGCCGCCAAAGAGGGCGAGGCCCCGAAGCTCCCGACGTTTTCAATGATCGCGTACAACGGCGGGATTATGGCTGTTGATGTATGGGGGTCTGTCGTTGTTGACCTTGCGGGTATGGAAGTCAGCGACAAGACGGCGATTCTCTACAGTCACGGGACTTATTCGCTTGATAACGTGCTTGGCCAAACAAGCAAGGTTGAGAAAGGAGACGATCTCAAAGCGAGCGGAACGATCATGGGCGACTCGGAGGTTGTCAAGCAGGTGTTGGCGCTTGCGAAAAACGGATTTGGTTTTCAAGCCAGCATTGGCGCGAAGGTGATTGAGTACAAAGAAGTGCAAGACGGCGAATCCGTAGAGGCCAACGGCCAAACATTGAAGGGGCCGTTTACCTTCGTGACGAAAAGCAAGTTGAATGAAATTTCAGTAGTGGCGCTTGGCGCCGACTCCAAAACGGAGACGGAGATCGCGGCGCAAGGCGGGCAATCAAAAACAGAGGAGACGAACATGGAGCCCAAGAAAAATGCAGAGAAGACCGCCGAGGAAATTCGAGCGGCGGCAGTTGGGGAACAGAATCGCATCTTGCGCTTGCAGGATGTGGCGAAAGACCACCCGGGCATTCTGGCGGAAGCCGTGAAAGACGGATGGGACGAAGCCAAAGCGGTCCTGGCAGTCCGTGACGCGCAGATCGTAGCGTTGAACGCCAAGATCAAGGCCGACGAGGACGCCTCGAAGCGTCCGAAAGTCCCGAACATTCAGGGCGATGGAAGCTCGAAGATCAGCCTCAAAGTGATTGAGGCGTCAGCGGCCCTTAACGCCGGACTAAAAACGGTCGAGAAGGTCTACGACTCCGAGACGCTTAACAAGGCCCAGGACGTGAAGCTGCACAGTATCACCGATCTTGTGCGGGCAGGTCTTGCCATAAGCGGCAAGACGTTGGATTCCAGCCGGCATCAGACGAGGGATTTCCTGCAGGCCGCGTTTAGCACACGCGATATTGCGAATATCCTGTCGAACCTGGCCAACAAGTTCATCCTTGAGGGATATGGCACGGTCGAGGAAACCTGGAGGGCCATCGCCTCTATTCGCCCGGTTGTTGATTTCAAAGTCAATACCGGATCGCGCCTGATTATGACCAATCTGCTTCAGGCCATGGGGCCGGGTGGAGAGATCAGTCACGGTGCGCTGTCGGATGATACTCGCACGGTGCAGGCAGACACGAAAGCGTTGATGCTTGGCATTACGCGCAAAGACATCATCAATGATGATCTCAATGCGCTGAGTGACTTGCCGAGGCGTCTGGGTTATGCGGCCGCAAGGACGTTTAACACGGATTTCTGGGCGGCACTCACGGCGGCTGTAGCGGCAGCGTTCACCGGCGCCCACGCGAACACAACCACCGGTGCGCTGACCATGGCCACTCTGACGGTTGCCGAGCGGTTATTCATGGACCTGGAAGATGCCGACGGAAACCCGATTGGCACGGAAGCAACGACCTTGCTGACGGGCACCACGGCGGCCACTCCGGCGCGTGAATTGAACGTATCGACGAACCTTGTTGGAACAGCGTCTGCCCGGCAGGTGCAAACCAACATATTTGCCGGCAAGTTCACGCCTGCCATTACGCGGTACTTGGCGACAGCCCCGTGGTATCTGGTGTCATCGCCCCTGGCTATGCCACTGATGCAGGCGGCATTCCTGAACGGGCGCCAAGAGCCGTTTGTCGAAACGTCGGATGCTGATTTCAACACGCTTGGAATCCAGATGCGGTGCTATTTCGACTACGGCGTGGCGTTCGGCGAATGGCGCTCGGCCGTTCGGTCGACTGGTGTGTAATCGAAACAATCATGGTGAGCCCGGCCTGAAACATGGCCGGGCGATCCATTAACATAAAAAGAAACGGAACAAGGAGAAAAGGATCATGGCTACAAAATATAGTGAGGGGCTGAGAATTGATTATACGCCAGCCGTTGCGGTTGATTCTGGCGATGTTGTCGTGCAAGAAGATTTGATCGGTATTGCGACCGCAGACATTGCCGCAGACGCGCTTGGCACTCTGGATGTCGAGGGCGTGTTCGATGTGGCGAAGAACACTGGCAGTGGTGAGGCTATTGTCGCAGGTGCCATTGTCTATTGGGACGACACCAACGACGTTTGCACCGAGACTGTATCGGGCAACACGTACATGGGGAAGACCATACTCGCCGCGGCTGCCGACGATGCGACGGCCCGAGTCAAGCTGACTCCGTAAGGAATGTAAAATGGGGGTGTTCCAGACTGCACAAGTCCTGTGTTCGGGCCCAACATTGGCCGAGGCCATTAGCGCGCTATCAGGCAGTGGTTTGGACACCCTTTTCCTTGGGGTTAATAGAGCAGTCGAAGCGATTGAGTGTCAGTACTGGGTGGCGATAGATTGGAAGACGATAGACGAAGGCCGGCCGATAGGGAGTCCGAGGATCATCACCATTGAGACGGCAAGGCAGAAACTTGCTGGGCCGGTGGCGAAGGCATACCGGACGAAGGGCAAGCGAGACGACATGCCTCCGGAGAAGATGGGCTGGCTTAACTATTCGGCCCTGTTAGCGATAGCGGCGGCTTACGATCTTGGATGCAAGCGAATAGAGGTTTACGGCGCAGACATGGCCGGGATCGAGGATTGGGATGGTAAGCAAGTGAGTAGAGTTTGCAGAACCGATCAGAGGTGGGCGAAGGAACGGAAGCAATTCGATAGTCTCTGCGAGTGGATGCAGGGAAGAGGCGTAAAGGTTACAAGAATATGAATCAGGAAACGCTTTTATATACGCACAGCAACAATGCTTACGGTCATTTCGTAATCCCGTTCATGTACTTTTCGCTGATGGCCGATGAGTCCTACTCAGTTGAAGTGTGGGCCGAGGACTATGATCGGCACAAAGGCAATGTCGCAAAGCTGAACGAGCGGTTCGGCGGTAGAGCGTTGCTTGTCAAGACCTTTAGTAAGTTTCCCGCTACGGCTCGGTTCAGAGAACAGCCCAAAACGAGCAAGGCTTATACCTACATTTCCGACATAGACATTATGACGCTTGATCCGCATATCAGGGAGCGGCATGTGGCAAATCTGGACAGTCGGTGCTATTCAAACGCGATACGCAATCCCTTGCCGATAGAGAAGTTTCCGCGACTAACAGGTCTGATGTTTGTGATTACCGATGAATGGTATGCCGCGACAGAAGTAGCACGGAAGTTGCCCTTTGAAGGAAGCGACGAAATGATCCTTGCGCAGATTGCCTTTTCTGTGTTTCCGGAAACAAAGGCAGAGCTTGAAGAAAAGGGATATATTCTACACGTCGAAAAATCCGGGCCAAAGACATGGGTCCGACCTGTCCACGGAATACACATGTCCCCGGCGCGCGATCTACACGCTAAAGTCGGGTGGGAGTTAAAAAGCAGATGGGTCAATGCTTTGAAGAGAATAGAGAAACACAAAACATGGCCGGAGTTCTGGTCAATGACGGACGACAAATGGAAACACGAATACAACCGGATCAAGCTGGGAAAATAGGAATGCTTCACGCCTCGGATATCTTTGGAAAGATTTATCTGAAGAACGGATGGCTGGGTTCCGAGTCCGTGTCTGGTCCTGGTTCAGATGTTGGCCGGTGCGAGTCTGTTATCAGCGCGCTTCCCAAACTCTTTGCGGACCTTCGCGTTACGAGCATGCTGGACATCCCTTGCGGTGATCTGAACTGGATGAGAAAGGTTGA